ATGGGTACTTTCAAAAATATTTCTTCAGGAGTTTCGGTTCAATTATTATCTATTACAAATGATGGTTATTTAGTAAAACAATCTAATGCAAGTTATATACAGATAACAGGGGCATCTTTTGCCTCTGGTTCTATCACTAATGGCAGTCAATTAGGTAATAACTTATATTTTGTAAATGAAGGAGTAAATTTTACTAAATACAATGGAACAAATTTAACAACTTATACTCCTATATCAGTACCTTCTGTAGCAACATCCGCTGTTTCTTTTTTATCAGGTGCTACTGGTTCTGCAACATGGTCATATAGAGCAACTGCATTTTCTATTACAGGGGAAACATTACCTTCTGCTTCTGCATTAATTAATAATGTTTCATTTGATAGAGAAAACTTTTCTGTCAATTTTGCTTGGACACAACCTTCTACTGCATCTAATATGATTACTGGTTTTGGTATTTATGCCGGATTGCCTGGCGATGAAACATTAATTGCTACTGTCGGCCCTAATGTTAGAAACATAATTGATAATGGTTTAGGTTTTACTGAAACATTTGTACCAACTACTGATACAACAGGTGGTGTTAAGGCTAAATATATTAAAAGATTTGAAGATAGATTAATTATCGCAGGAGTTACAAATGATAATACTATGCTTATGATTTCAGGAAAATATCCTTATCAAGATAGATTTAATTGGCAAAATGGCGGTGGTTATATTCGTATTGCTCCGGATAGTGGAGATGAAATTGTAGGTATTGAGGTTATATCTTCTGGAAATTTAGGAGTAAATGGACAGCCATCTATTTTAGTTTTTATGAAGAATAGTGTACACCAAGTTAATTTAGAATATATTACAATAGGTTCTTACTCTATATTAAATCCAATAGTACAACAACTATCCCCAGTAGGTGCTTCTAGTTTTAAGTCTATTACAAATATACAAAATAATACTTTTTATATAGGAAGGTTAGGTTTACAAACAGTAGGCCAAGAAGCTTCTTTTTTGAATCAAATTAGAACTGCAGAAGTTAGTGCGAGAATAAGACCTTACATAGAATCGTTTACAGATAATCAATTAGAAAATATGGCATCAGGTTATATGGATTATAAATATATATTTTCTGAAAAATCATCTAAACAAACTATGATATATGATTATGAAAGAGGATGTTTTATGGGAATATGGAAAACACCTTTTGGTATAACGCATTGGTTAAACTATTTTGATGATAATGGCAAAGAATATTATTTAGCTGGATGTGATGATGGTATAGTAAGACAATTTTCTCCAAACTTCAAATCTGATAGTGGAACTGCTATTATTAAAACAGTTAAAACTAAAAAAGAAGATTTTAATAATTGGTCTGTTTTAAAAGTAATAAGAATACTTTATTTGTTATTTAGAAATGTATCAGGAACTTTAAATGTGAATATTATTTTAGAAAATAGATCTGGTTCTTTGGATATAGTATCTAAATCATTTGAAATAATTGGGGAAACTGGTGGTACTGGATGGGGTACTGATTTATGGGGGGAACACTTATGGGGTCAATCTAATTTAAATATTACCCAACCTTCTCCAACTGATATTATTAGATGGATTAACTTGTATAAAACTGCTAGAACAATACAAATAGAAATATCACAAAATTTAACTGAAACTAATTTTGAATTTGCTGATATGAAAATGTCTGCCACCTTAACACCAGAAGGATCTTTATCTGTATCATTACGAATATAACTTGATATTTAACAATTTTTTTACTATTAGTTAGTTATGGCAAATTTATATAATGTACCATTACAAAATTCTATACAAAGAGTATTATCAAATACTTTAACAAGTGGAGAAACTTCTACTATTACTTTTTCTGTTAGTGTATCTTCAGTACTACAAGCAAGTGCGAGTATACCTGGTATTCTTGTTGTGGATAGAATTGATGTCAATGGTAATTTAACTCCTAACAATGTTGAATATATCTCATTTACAGGTGTGTCTGGATCTACTGTTACAGGCCTTACAAGAGGTTTAGGGGGAACAACTGCCAAAGGACATAGTATAGGTGCAATAGTAGAATTTGTGCCGGATGTAGTATGGGCTGACGCTATAAACGATGTATTTACAGAACAGCACACAGCAACTGGTAATCATAAAGTTTTAGACTGGAACACAGCAACTGATGGTGCAACAGTTACATTTGATTTAACTACATACAAAAAACAAAAAGTTACTTTAGGCGGTAACAGAACATTAGCGTTATCTAATGTATCCGCAGGGGATGCTTTTATTATAGCTTTAATACAAGATGGTACAGGTTCAAGAACTGTTACTTGGTTCTCAACTATTAAATGGCCAAATGGTGTAGTACCAACTTTATCAACTGGGGCAAACAAAGCTGATGTATTTGGTTTTATACAAACTGGAACTAATCAATATTACGGATTTTTAGTAGGGGATAACTTATGACATATTTAGTGTTTCATTTAGTAGGATATGAGCATAAAGACGGGTTAGGTAATCTACATGATAAAGTAGTTATTAGACTTATAGATACAGATTACAAAACAGCACTTGAAAGAGCAAAACAAATAATTGATAAATCATTTTGGACACTTGGAGAAGTAGTTGAGTTTCATAAGGACAAGTAAATATGGCAATTCCTAATGGGGTCATATTTATCTGGACTGGAACTCATGCTTCTATTCCAGCAGGTTGGAGTAGAGTTACTGATTTAGATAATAGATTTATAAAAACTATTGCAAATACTTCAACAAATCCAAATACAACTGGTGGGTCAGATACACATACCCATACATCACCAGCACACTCACATACTATGAATGCTCATTCTCACGATGTTACATTAGGTGATATAACAGGCGGACCATATCAAAATAGAAGTGGAGTTGATTATTTGGGCTCACATACGCATGGCACAAATGATTCTGGTGCTGTTACAGGCGGTTCTCTTTCTTCAGTTACAGCAACCTATGACTCTGTTTCCAATAACCCTCCATACTATGATGTGATTTTCATAACACCAACAACAGTAGGTGCAGGTTTACCTAACTCGGCAATTTGTTTATATGAAGACAATGACACACAAAATACAGGTAAACTAAATGGATATTTTGATTGTGATGGTTCTAATTCAACACCTAATTTAGTTGATAAATATTTACGAGGTGCAAATACATCTGCAAATGCAGGAACTACTGGTGGTTCTACAACAAATATTCATACTCTTAGTCACACACATGGTTCATCTTCACACGCACACGCAGGTTTTACTACTGCCACATTATCAGGTTGGAGTAGGACAACAGACTCTTGGGGAGGTTCACCAAATCCTGGTTGGACATCAGGTTTTGATTTTAGTCACTCTCATACAGTTACAATAGATAATTATTCCCAATCAGTTACAGACAACCCATCTTTAACTACATCAGAAACAGTAGAACCTACTTATAGAAAGGTTAGAGCATTACAAAATAGAACTGGAACAGTTTATACGCCAGTTGGGATTATAGCTTTATGGCTTGGAACTATTGCAAATATACCTTTAAATTTTGAATTAGTTTCTTCTTATTCTAATGGTAGATACCCTAAAATAACTGCGACTATTGGAGATATAGGTCAAGAAGGAGGTAGTAACACACATACCCATACAGGAAATACTCACACACACGCAGGAGTTTCACATAACCATACAGCAACTCATAGTAACCATATGAATTACAATCAAGCAGGTGGTGGTAATGCCCCACAAAGTGGTACACCAGTTACTACGCTATTTGCATTAGATGTTTCAAAACACACAATTACAATGACTAACGCTTCTACTGCGTATTCAACTGCTACTACTTCTGCCGATAGTTCTTCAAACGAACCTTCGTTTAGAACAGTAGCATTTATTAAGTATAAAGGTGAGAAGGGAGGCTCATTTATTTTTAATTTACTGAGATGAGTCTTAATGAAAGGATGGCAAAGCTCGAAGAGAAAGTGAACAATATCAAGGATAGCTTGGATGATGTTGTTAAAAACAAATTACCCAGCATTGAAAAAAAAATAGAGTTACTTGCAAGATATGTTTATATAGGAATTGGTATGGGTATACTTGCGCAACTAATACTATCGCATTTTATTAAATAATATTGTATTTATTTATTATGCAATATAAAAATTTCTTTGAAAAATGCAATGGAACTAAAATAGATTTTGACAAATATTACGGATCGCAATGTGTCGATTTATTTAATCAGTATTTAAAAGATGTTTTAGGTATAAATAACCCTATACAACAGTTTCCTGTATTGTCTGCTTATCAAATTTGGGATTACGCTAAAGATAATAAATCTTTTAATAGAATAGAAAACACTCCAACCGGTGTGCCTCAACAAGGTGATATTATTATTTGGAAAAAAAACAAAGACTTGCCACATGGCCATGTTGCTATATTTGACAAAGGAGATGTAAATGGTTTCACATCATTTGATCAAAACTATCCATTAAATAGTGCTTGTCATTTACAAAGACACAATTACCTTACACCTCCAGTACAAGGATGGTTAAGACCTGTTAGAAATAAAATAGACTTAGAACCTGTAAAAGAACCAATAATTGATTTAGTTTCAGCTTGGGCTAAATTAGATGGAACTAAAACTTATGCAGTAGTAATAGGTATATTTTTAACAATACTTGCTTATAATCTAGGTTACATAACAGAAGATCAATTTAATATGTTTGATACCTTGTTTTTAGCATTAATGGGATTTTCACTTAGAGACGCAATTAAAAAAAAGTAATATAAACAAAAAAAGCAAGGCTTTTACACCCTGCTTAATTTGTAGTCGTTAAGTTAGATGTTACATATAACCCTGCCCAACAATTATATGTATTTTTCTTAACTTCTTAAATATATTATACCAAGTTATTTTCTATTGTAAATAGGAATTATTTAATTCTTTTTCTACCTCTTTTTTTAAATAAAGTCTTTTTTGTATTTAATTGTTCTTCCAATGATAAATTATTATCTAAAAAATCATTTATTAATTCTTCAATTTTAATAATTGAGTTAGTCCTAAAATACTCTTTTCCTATTAAAGTTGTATTTGGATTAGATAAAACATTCGCCATTTCGTTAACAATATCATTTATATTATTTATTAAGTCTTTTCTTTTAGACATATAACCTAAGTCCTAATTCTTTTAGTAGAAGAGGCAAATGAGAAACCCCTTTAGATACTTTTATTTATTATGGGTATCCAAAAATTAGAACTTAGATTGTATATCTAAAACTTAGTAGACCAATCCCCACCAGTATTACCATATTTATCTGGTTTAGAATTGTTTGTTTCTGTAATAGATCTTGTTGGTTCATATTTTTCAAATGTTTTCCAAAAGTATCCACCACCGGATTTATATTCCCCTAGTTTAGATTTAGCACCACAAGCTTTGCATACATTATTAATATATACATTACCTTCTTTATCTTTGTTACCATCTAATTTGAATTTTTCTCTATCAAAATTAGAACAGACATCGCATTTAAGTCTTGGATTAGTTAAAACTATTGCTTTAAGTAGTGTATCTTTTTCATTTCTTTCTTCAATTTCAAAAGTATATTCTGTGTTATTTAATTTTATTGTTGATGTAATTTTCATTATTTAATCTTCTTTCTTTTATTTTTTACTGATGTTTGGAAATAAACTTCTTTTATTATTAATTTGTTAAATTTAGATTTAATATAATTAATTAATTTATTTATCATTTGGATCTATTATATCATTTTTACTTTCATAATGTCCTTCAATTCTTCTTCGTTCTTGTTCTAAAAAGTCGTTAGTAGTTTTATTTTGGTTATTACTTACAGCTTCTAAACATTCGTGGAAGTCATCTAATAATTTATCACACGCAGTCATATATTCTTCATATCTTTTATAATAAATAGGATTACCATATCTATTAAACATTGCTTCTTTAGCCCAGTCTAATACTTTAATGAATGTATCAATTTCATCACTAGTTATTATTATTTGTTTTGCCGGTTCATTTCTCATTTATTATACTTTCTAAAAGTTCCGGATTCTCATAAATGTTTCCAATGACCTCACAAACACCCATGTTGTTTTGATGTATTGTATTTGAGCCATTTTTTCCTTCAGCTGTAAATCCTGTAACATCTTCATTCCAAATAATTTGATATAAATTCACATCTATATCATCAGAATAATCATAAACTTTAGTTTCTTTTACAATATCTCCTTCAAAGATTTCAACTCCATTTTTATCTAATAATCCTGTCCATTGCATTACAGGACTTTTTTCTTGCTCACACCATTTATCATTAGGATCATTATCACAAAACATATCATCCCAATTTCCATGAAACATATATTTTGAATTTTGATACCATTTTCTAAAATTGTAATACTTCATTTGTTTTCCCTTTCAAATAATTCTGGGTTTTCATAAATGTTTCCAATAACTTTATAGTATTCTTGGTCATCCCAATCAAAAGTTTGAACATAAATTAATTTATCCTATCTATTTTGTTTAGATGGTTCTAACTCTAACCCAAAAAACAGCATAGTAGGATTTAATGTATATTCATCATTATTGTGTTGGTCTATAAATACAACTTTATGTTTTATATCTCTAAATAAAATAATATCACCTTCATAGATCTCTTTACCAGTAGCATCTTTTAGTCCTGTGTATTGCATAAGCTCTATTTCACTAAACTTCCAATCATTGAGGTAATATTGTTTACAAAATACTTTTTGTTCAGAAAAGTCAACTTTTTTTACTTCGTACATTACTTTTTGTTCTTTATCCCAAGATCTAAACTTAATTTCCCTCATTTGTTTTTTTCCTTTCTAAAATGTAATCTATACCTTTATAAATAATCAAAATAGTAATTAAAAACGCAAGAAGACCTATGAAGATACCAGAAATAAGTATAAAAACTGTATATGCTACATTAAATATATCTGTCATTTTTTATTAAACTCCTCGTCAATTAAATCTATTATTTTTTCCTCATCAAAACCTAATGATTTATAAAAGTTATATTTTTCTACTCTTGGATCAACTTCTACTACCTTTTTATCTTTATACATACCAGTTCTCCAGTCAAAATTACTTTCATTGTGCATTTCTCTTATATTTTGAACCATTTTATGTCTAATATCCATATCACTTTTCATTATCTCTATCATCCTAGTTTGATGTTGTATTTTAGATTTTTTTTCTTCTCTGATAATTAGATAAATCATAGTTCCCAAACCTAATATAATTGTTATCCATATAATTATTAGAAAAAGTGTTTTAACACTCATTGTTTTTTACTTTCAAGTTCATATTCAAAATCTCTAAACTCTTTGAGGAGTGTTTGTAATTTAACCTCTAAATCATTTAATCTGTGTTCACACTTTTTTAATTCTTGCTCACTCATACTTGAAGAATTGATCATTCTATTATTGTATTCATTATAATAAGTGTCATTTATTATATTTTGATAACAGATATTACTTAAAGTTCTTTTAGTTTCATTTAATAGGTTATTATTCCTTTTATATGCTTTTTCAATTCGGCTAATCATAAATAAACAATGTGTTTTAATCATTTGTTTTTTCTCTTTCATATAATTCTTTATACAATAAATCATAATACTTTGAGTATTTATATCTCCAGTCGGAAGCATAAAACTCTAACTCTGGCTGTATATTATTCTTGATATAAAAACTCATTGTTTGAATATCTATATCCCATAACTCATTTAATCTCTCATTGTCGGCTCTAATTACAAACTCGTTCATATCACCAAACTCTTTGTTTACATAAATAATATGACCCTCTGGTAAGTTGTAGGCTTTAAGGTAAGTCAGTAGTTGTAGTTCATGGTGTAATTTTGCTCCCTCTTTTTTTATGTTTTTGAAAGCATAACTATTGGTTGATTTAATCTCAAATATAGTTTTAGGAAGTCCTGCTGGATAATTTGTCTGAAAGTTCTCTATAACTTTGTATTGATTTCTTAACTTCTCTAATTCTCTATCTTTGTATTTATCATCTGGAAGTGCTTTTGCTTTTTCAGTTAGATCTTGTTTAACTTTATCCCAGTTATTAACTTCAATAATCAAGTCTGGTTTTGCTATAACTGGTAGATAATCTTTTACCTGGTATTCCACTCTCTCATTGTCTGTAAATGCTATACCTAGACCTTCTAAAATTGATTTTAAGCCACTTTCTAATTGTTCTCCTAAGAAGAAGTTAAGTAATGATTTGCTATCTGGTAAGTTGGTATAAGGAACGCCAGTCATATCCATATATCTATCAAGGTATGGCATACCTATTTCGGAAGCCCAGACTTCTCGTCTAGGCGTTCCTACTTTATTTGATCTTGTCTTAATCATTTCACTCATTAAAGTTGATAATGTCCAGTTATTCATTATTTTGTTTCCTTACCCATATCGTGTGCTACTATTTGAGGTTTATCTTCTTCTTCTTCCCAAGTGTCTTGCTCATCATTTTCATAACCCAGTTCTTTGTAATCTTCTTCTGTCATATCCCAAGAGCTGTCTTGTGCTACTCCATTAACATTAGTTGTAAATCCCCTGTAATTCATACCACCCTCGTGATAATTAAGTTCCATATCTAGTGTTGGATATTTCTCACATAACTTCTCAAACCAAGCAATAGGCGGAGACCAAGCAGTATCAAAACTAATAGTCATCTCACCGATTTCATCAGTTCCAATGTTTTTATCTATATAGTTCATATTAGCGTTCCACTTCACTCCCCAGTTATTACATCTCCAAGTATGCCAATTACCATTATCATACTGATTTTGCTCATCAGCATTATCAAATGTAGGTTCTGGAATAAGTTTAGAAAAATCTAACACTTCTTCTTTTGTATCTTCGTCTATTGAAAATTGTGTATTACAAAAATCTTCTACTAATTTTTTATCACCAATAACTATTAACTCATTATTACACCAGTTAGGCATATCATTTTTTCCTTTCGGGAACTTTCTACTAATTACAATTATACTACTTAAATGAACCAAATAACTAAATAACTTTTTATATTATTCATTATTAAACTCCCTTTCTAATTTCATTAAATACATTATTGCTTCTGTATAAGTTTCCGGGCTTTCAATTAAAATATTATGTTCTTTATCTGTAATTTCATACCAGTTGTTATACCGAATTAAATCTTTATCAAATAACTCATACAATTCGCTATCATTATCTGGATACTTTGGGTCTATACTTTCTGGAATATCACTTACCAATTCAATTTCTCCGTCAGCATATAATTTGTAGTTTTCTGTTTCAGCAATTAAGCCGTTATAAAACCAACTATTTTCGTGTTGTTCGCTAAACCTATATTGATGTATTTTCATTTGTTTTCTCCTACTAAATTATTACTATTTAACTTTTGTTTCTCTTTGGATAATTCTTCTAAAACTCTAAAATATATTTTATTTATTTCTCTGGTTATACTTTCAGACATTTTATCCTTTTCTTCAATTTTATTTTTTAGCGAAGGGGTCATTTCTTTCGGATTTTCCATTTTTAACAATTCTTCTTCGCTGTATTTTTTATTAAAATTATCAATTAAATCTTGAATAAATCTATCATAAGAAATAATTTGAAATCTGATATAATCTCTCTTTTTTTCTCTAAGTTCGTTGTTATACACTTCTAAATCTATTTTATACATTTCAAGTAATGTCATTATCTATCCTCCATATTGTCATTGTAAAAATCATTAGCAAAAGGATCTTCGTTATTTAACAATTCTATTGCTAAGTCTATCTCTCCAATGTAATCAAAATTATCTCCAACTAAAAACGGGAATATACCTTTATGATAAAGCCCATAAAACTTCTTATAAAAGTGATTATAGTTTTCTTTATTAGTGATATAAAAATCATAGTCGCTAGACTTATACGCTATATCAAAAATAGTATGTCTAAAACAGGCATCTATATTTTCTGGTGTTATTACTTGATACATTGCTCTATACTCTGGTATATTTCTGGATAACTCTTGGTATTTTTCAATTAAAATGTTTTCACTTACATCTAGGTTGTTAAATCTTAATCTCATATTAAAATCCTTTCACAATTAAAGCATATACTTTTTTTTCTTTATTCAATTCATAACTTTCCATAAGTCCTAAATATAAATCAATTTTAGAAGAAGGTTTTAATCTGTTAATTGAAAAAGTTAAAACTGGTAGATCGAAACTCATTTGCTCGTAATCTAATTTATCTAAACTAAAAATTACCATTGACTCGTAATCTTTTGTTTCATTTATTTCAAGACTTAAGCTCTCTGGTGTGTATTCCTTACTAAAATAATTTATTATGTAATCATTTATTTTATTCATTTTTTTTCTTTCTTAAAAGTATCTACTATTTTTGCTGGTTTTACCTATTCGACCAGCAAGGTTATAAAAAGTATTCATAAGTGCTGAACTCAAAATCAAAATGGCTAGATTGACCCTGTAAAGATTTTGGCAACTTGTCGCAAGAAAACAATAAAGTAATGACCTTATCTGTTTTATTGTTGAGTGTTCCTAGACTAATGCCATTTTTTGCCCACTCTGTAAAACTATAACTGCTTGATAAAAATACTGGTATGTTTTTCTCTTTTATCTCAATTCTAATTTTAAGATATTCAGCAAGGTTGTAGTCATCTTGAATAATTCCACAGAAGGATTTTACTTCTATACCTTTTTCACTATCTGTCCTAATTCCTGTAGTAAACTCGCTTGACCAATCGCTAGTAATTCCTTCAAAACTAACACCAGAAATCTCATTTTCTTTTTTGTTATTGTTCCAAAAATATAAATTGCTCATTTTTTTTTCTTTCTGCTGGTTTAACCACCCACCAGCAAGGTAAATAATTAAAACTATTTTTTAAAGTTTTTCAACATTAAAAGTAAAATACAACTCATTGTGTAAGGTCATTTCGTCAATTACATTATAAGTTTTGAAAACTTTTCTTATTGAGGTTGCTCTTTCATAAGGTAAATCTATGTCTATAAACTTATAACCCATATATTGTAATTGTTTTGCTAAATAACCAAATGCCGAGTAAGGACTATTAACAAAATATGTCTTTTCGTGTAAGTCATTTTTAATATATATTAAATATATTTTTGTGTGCCTTCCTGTTTGCTGACTTGTATGGGTAAATACTGGTTTTATGGTAAATATTCTATTTTCCATTTTTTTTATTTCCTTTCGGTAATTTTTTCTACTAAATAAATAGTAAACCAATTAAAAAAGAAAATCAACACAGAAAAAACCCGAAACTTTTCAATTTGTCTATTGCTTCACTCATACTAAATAAAAGACATTTTAAGGGGTATTTTTTGTTAAATAGTGGTATTTATCATTTATATTAAATAAATCAATTTAAGGGTATTTTAGGAGCATTAAAAAGCAAATTAAGAGTATGACCCATGCCAATTATTGTCAGTCATTAAAAGACATAAAATTGCATGATTGAAATATATTAAATTAAATTATAAGGTTTATTTAGTAGGATAAAAATAAATGATAAACAGCGCCCCGTTTTATTTTAATCAAAAGATTATAGAGGATAAAAAAAGATATCAAGAGTTATCTTACAATGACATTATAGTTCTACATTATCTTAATTATAAACTTAATATCAAGGATATTTTAACTATTGATAATGAGAGTTTATCTAAAGATTTAAGTTTATCTATATCAACCATTAAGAGAGCGATCAAGATATTAAAGCAATTAAACTTGATAAAAATCAAGACTACTTATAACCCTAATATTAAAAAGAACAAAAGAGAGATAACAAAAGGTCAAATTGACCCATTGGTAAAATCTAAAAAATCAATACCAGCAATTAAAAAACATTATCAAGACAACAAAAGAATTGATAATATAGCAAAAGGTCAGAATGAACCGACTATAAATAATAATATAAATAATATAAATAATATTAAAAATAATGAAATATTAACGCCAGAACAAATTAAAAAAAGAGATGACATTAAAAATGATATAAGAGCAATGTTAAGAGATAAAAAAGATAAATCAATTTACTAGTTTTAACCTTACCAGAACCCAGTTAAGATATTAAAGCCCGTTATAACTCATTATAAGAGGTCTAGAATACCAGATATTAAGATCCAGTTAAGAGTTTTAGATATTCCAGATAAAATATTCCGGACATAGTTTTAATTATCTTAATAGTTTATCTTACTAGTTGTCTTTGAAATATAGTTCCAGAGAGTTATATAATCCAGAGAGTCAAGATATTTGAAAATATACACCCCACCCCCCACCACAGAAAAGGCGGGGCAAGTGGAAGGTAGGGGGGATGAAAATCAGATAGATAAAGTGTTTATTTAAAAGTTAAAGAAGTCGCGGACTGTTCTTATTGTAAGTAATAGATAATTAGAAATAGATTATATAAATTATGTATTATTAATATCCAGGTAACCTGAGTTAAGGTGTTAGCCCCCTACCCCCAAGTATAAGATTGGAAGAAGATTAAGACTGATTCTGTTTTCTCTCAGAGTCATAATACATTTCACATCAGCTATGTATGATTTAACATAGGGGAATAGTATCTGTAATGTTCAATATTCCTATTCCATGCAACATCCAGTATAACCTTCGTTTGTACTGCGAATCAGAATTTCTTTATAGTCGCACTCCAATTTCTTATAAGCCCCACGACTACCTTTAGTATAAAAAATAATTTAATATTTACAAGATACCTCCCTCCTATTAAAGTAGGGTGGATTAAAACAGAACCTATATTGTATAATTTTTGTATGGCAGGAAAATATGTGAAATTAGATGCTGTTGTATCCAAAGGTAAAAGACTTAAGAAAAAACCTACTAAGAAACAGTATTCTAAGTGGGTTAAAGAAAATCCTGTAAGAGTAAGCAACAGAAAAATAAGATTTACTTCTTTAGGTGAGTACATGCCTATTAATCCCACTAAAACTAAAATATACTCTGATGAAGAAATAGTTTATGCTTTCAGGAAAAATTTTGGCATAATTGCTTCTACTTGTCGTGAGTTAGGAATTTCTGAACAAACATTTCATGTATGGAAACAAAAATACTCACATTTTAATAAACTACTAGAAGAAGCAAATGAAAGTATTAAAGACTTAGTAGAAATAGAATTAATAAAGAAAATAAGAGAAGGTGATACTCATGTACTTTTATTTTTTGCTAAAACTAAACTTAAAGATAGAGGTTATACAGAACAAGTTGTACAGGCAAATACACAAGTAAATATTATAATGCCAGAAGATGATAATAAAAAATATGAATGGTGGGGAAACAAAAAACAAGACAACAATAATGAATCTACATCCGAAACAATCGGAGGTATTCTGGAATCCGAGCAGATTTAGAGTAGTTTGCGCTGGTAGAAGGTTTGGAAAAACTACATTAGCTATTTGGGAATTAGTGCGAACTGCATCATTAATATCAGAATCTAAATCAATTTACTTTGCACCTACAATTTCACAAGCTAGGGATATTGCTTGGACTGAACTTAAGAATTTAACTAAAGATTTATGGGCAAGAGATCCTAATGAATCTAGACTTGAGATTTATCTTAAAACAAAAGATGGCGGAATATCACAAATTTGGCTTAGGGGAGTTGAAAATATTGAAACTGCTAGAGGTAATAAAATAAATTTTGTCGTTGTAGACGAAGTGTCATCGATTAGAAACTGGCCTTATGTCTGGAATGAAGTTATTAGACCAGCATTAACAGATACAATGGGAGGTGGAATATTTATTTCTACTCCTAAAGGTTATGGAGATTTCTTTGACCTTTACAATAAAGAGTTAGACGACTCAGATTACAAGTCTTTTACCTTTACAACATACGATAATCCATATATTCCAGCATCTGAAGTTGATAAAGCAAAAAAAGAAGTTGGCGAAGACTCATTTAGACAAGAATACATGGCTGAATTTGTATCAGTTTCTGGGCAAGTCTACAAAGATTGGAAAATGGATAGGCAATTTATTGAATTATCATACGATCCAAACCTAGAAGTTAATGTTTCTATTGATTTTGGAGTTAATGACCCTACTGCAATCATATGGATACAGCGTTTAGGCGGTGAATTTAGGATAATTGACTATTATGAAGCATCTGATGCAAACATTGATCACTTTGTATCTTTAATAAAATCAAAACCTTACAGGTTTCCTAGTCTTTTTACTGGTGATATTGCTGGTAAATCACGAAGTATTACTACAAATACATCGCCTATTGAGGAATATGCTAAGCATGGGATCTTTATTAAGACTAAAAAGATAGGAAAAATACAAGATCAAATCAGAGTTACCCATAAATATATGCCATCTTTGTTTGTTTCTAATAAATTATCTAGATTAAGAGATTGTATTTTGAATTATAGGTACCCTGAAAAGGATGGTAGGTTAAATGAGTCTAACGAAAACCCTATACATGACGAATTTTCACATTCAATGCGAGCATTAGAGTATTATTTTGTAAATATTGATGGTTTGGAGCTAGAAGGTATCAAAAGTTACAATCAAGTACCAAAAAATAATTTTCAAGACTGGGAAATTCAGTAACTTG